AACAAAATGAAGATTCCCGCAGCTATCCTGTCCTTCATCATGGTACAAGCCTTGTTCTACCTCTTCGGTGCATTCGTCGCCAATAGCTTTGACTTGAGTCACTGGAACACTGATGGTCGATTCGCGGCAGTGATGTTTGGCTCTATCTGCGGTGTTGCCATGTTTGTAATCACCTACAACGAAATGAAGGAGGCTAAGTGAGGCAAACAAACGTAGGTAAGCTTCAAGACTTCTTGAACGCCTTGTCTGACAAAGTGCCAGCAGACTTCTCTGTACATGCTTCGCCTATCTTCGGACAGGAATGGCTGGTGATCATTGAGTCAGCCACACAGAAAGATCAGTATCACATTGACTTAGCACAGGAGACGTGGGTAAGATATGTCGAAGCGTGAGAATGGCGGGGCACCCCGCAACCCATTAGCTGGACCTAACCGACGTGTGAACGTGCCAAAGATCGAACCTGATCGCACGAAATATCGTCGTCGTCAAAAACATAAAAGGAGGATTGAAGAATGAAAATTGGTGATCGCGTAAAGATTTTGCATAGTCCATACGTCAACCCATCACTGCAACCGGGTAAGACTGGTCGTGTTGTGGCAGTTGAAGATGATCTGTACAACATCGTGATGGATGATAGTCATCCTGATAGCTTCGGTGATTTGGATTGGCCTTTCGATGCACAAGAATTGGAGGTGATCAATGTTTAACCTGCTCATGATTGCAAATAAGCCCGGTGCTGCTCTGGCGATGCACAATGCAGAGTACAACACTTATGAAGCTGCTATGGCTGCTGTAGAGACTCTACGTCAGGGTTTAAAAGATGAGACTGGCTATAGTATTCGTTTCTTCGTTACTGCGAAAGGTAAGGTGTCGCTGTGACCCCACTACAACTAGCTGAGAAACACGGTATCGACCTCTTCCAATCGGGAAAAACAGCCTGCCCGCATTGCCGTAAAAAGGGTGAAGACACAAGCGGTGATAACTTGATGGTGTACGCACCAGACCAGTATGGCCGCTACAAGGGAGCATTCTGTTGGGCTTGTGAGTTTACAATCCCAAGTGAAGAGTGGTTCGAAGAAAATGGTGAGCAAGAAGAAAAGGAGTATGATTTCGTGGGAAGTCCATTCAACGCAGATGTCCTTGCAAAGATCAAGGAAAATTACACGCATGAGACTTTCGGGTTCCGTGGTATCCGCACTGATACAGCCAAATCGTTTGGCATCTATCACTCTGTAAACACAGCAACTGGTCAGGTGAACGAACAGCTTTATCCGTGTACCATCGACTATAAGCTGACAGGCTACAAGGCTCGTAGAGTGCCTAAAGCGTTCCCAGCTCCAATCGGTGAAACTGGCAAAGAGTGTGAACTGTTCGGTCAGTTCAAATTCAAAGACTCTCGTGACAAATACTGCCTGATCGTTGGCGGTGAGCTTGACCAACTGTCTGCCTCTCAGATGCTCTTCGATGCTCAAGAGGCTAAGCGTAAGAGTGATGGGCGTAGTGAGGATGAGCGATACGAACGAATCGCCGTGGTGAGTGCTACAATCGGTGAGAGCGGTGCCCACAAGCAAGTGAGTCAGCAGTATGCATGGTTCAACCGCTTTGAGCGTGTGATCATCTGTATGGACAACGACAAAGCTGGCATGGAAGCGGCTCTGAAGATTGCACAGGCTCTGCCGAAGGGTAAGGCGTTCGTGATGGACATGGCTCGTAAAGACCCTAACAGCTACATCTGGGATAACGACAAGCAGCAACCAGTGAACTACTCTCGTGAATTCGTGAGTGCATTCTACAAGCATCAGGCGTACACTCCGTCTGGTATCGTAGGCTCTGGTACTTTGATGACTGCGATCCGTAAAGCGGCTATCGTTCCAAAGATTCCATTGCCAGATTTCATGCACGAAGTAGAAACCCTGATGGGTGGTGGTATTCCACTAGGTGTGATCGTCAACTTGGGTTCTGCATCTGGTACAGGTAAGAGTACGATTATCGATGAATGTGTGTATCACTGGATTTTCAATAGTCCACACAAGATCGGTGTAATCTCGCTTGAATCTGACTGTGCTCAATACGGTACGAAGATTCTGTCTCGCCATATGGGAGTCAAGATTGACCTGATTCCGGGTGTTGAGAACAAGATTGCATTCTTGAATAGCCCAGAAGCACAGGCTGCAAGTGATGAGTTGTTCTTCAATCCAGATGGATCGCACAGATGGCACTTGGTAGACGACCGTGATGGCTCGATTGAAGAGCTGAAAGAAATGATCATGTCGTTGATTATCCAGTGCGAATGTAAGGTGATTGTACTCGACCCACTCCAAGACATTTTGGACGGGATGAGCATTGACGAACAAGCGGTGTTCATGCGATTCATGAAAGGGACTGTGAAGTCTCACGGCGTTACCTTCATCAACGTCAACCACGTTCGTAAGAGCAGCGGTGGGCAGAAGGCTAACTCTACTGGTGCGGATATCTTCGAAGAAGACTTCCAAGGCTCTAGCGCTATCTTCAAGTCGGCTGCATGCAACTTGCTGTTCACACGTAACAAAGAAGCTGATAACGAGATTGAACGAAACGTTACCAAGCTCAAGATGTCGAAATGCCGCTGGACTGGTAACACCTCTCCAAACGCAGGACGTTACATCTACGTGAACAAAGAGCACAAGCTGTACGACCTGAACGATTACTTGGATCGAAACCCAGCCGTCAAAGCTGAGTACGAAGCCTTCCAAATGCAGGACGAAGCTGCTTGACATGGGATGGGAGAGGGGTTACACTCTCTCCCTTAACACAAAGGAGGGTTCATGAAACAAATTACCAATTGGCGCCAAGCCTCCGTCGCTGACTTTGAAGCGGATAACCTGCTTCACGGCGTAACAAAGATGCACGTGATGTCTTACCAGATTCGTGAAATGAATGGTGATATGTCCCGCGTATTCACGATCCGTCGTGATGATGCCAACTATGTAGAGCGTGTAGCAAAGTTCTTCAAACATCACATTGATAAGCAAATCCCGATTGTCATGCACAACGGTATTGGCTATGACGTGCGGATGGTGGAGAAAGTTCTCAAGTTGGATTTGAGTGGGTTGATGGTTGTCGATACTCTCGCAACCTCTTGGTACTTGAGTCCAGAGCGACGTGTACATGGTTTAGATAGTTTCTTCGGAGACTACGGCATTGCCAAACCTGCGATTGATAGCTGGGAGCAGGGCGAAGACGAGACACTCGAAGAGTTTCTCAATCGCATGCAACATCGTTGTCAGGAAGACGTAAAGATCAACATGGCCTTGTGGAAAGATCACATGGAACGTTTGGTCGATATGTACACAGTTGCACAACATGCAATTGATCATGGACAACGTGATGAAAAGACTGGCGATGTATTGAACGTAGGTGGTACACGAATCTCCCCAGATGAGAAGATTCCTATTGACGATATGGTTGGTCGGACGGTTGATACTGCCATTGATAAGATTCTCACATTCCTGATGTTCAAGATGGATTGTGCGGCTCTTCAAGAGCAAACACGTTGGGAAGCAGATGTTGAACACATCCAAGCATCCTTTGAAAAGCTTGAAGCGATTGTAGCTTCTGCTCGTGAAGGATTGGCGGCAGTGATGCCATTGATTCCGAAGTACGAGCGTAAGACACAACCGAAGGCTGACCCATTCACTAAGAAGGGTGAACGCAACTCTCACTGGGTTAAGTGGGACGAAGTGATGCGTAAGTTTGAAGCCAAGGAAACTGAAGAGAACGGCTTCATTCTGGTGTACATCGATCCAGAGGATGAGAAAGGAACGTATCGCGTTTGGAAGAAGAACGAAGAGCCAAATCCGGGTGCTCCCGGTCAGGTGAAAGACTTCCTGTTCTCCAAAGGTTGGGTTCCTCAGACGTTCAAGTATGAAAAGGATGAGGTAGCATTTGCAGCTTGGATCGCATCTAAGCCGAAAGGCAAGGGCTCACACAAGCAATGGGAACACTGGAAAGCAAGCCGACCAGAAGAACGGGCTATCCCGCAAATCTCGGTAGGTGGTGATGACGGTAAAGAGCTGTGCCACAGCCTCTTAGAGCTTGCTGAAGAGGTTCCAGCGATTAAGGTATACGCTGACTACAAGGTTGCAGAGAACCGCCGTAACGTTCTCAAGGGCTTCCTGAGAGACATGGAGGATGGTAAGTGGTTGAAGGCTCGTATTGGTGGATTCACAAACACCTTGCGTGTACAACACCGTGAACTGGTAAACCTTCCGGGTGTGGATAAGCCTCACGGCTATGACATTCGTGGATCGTTGATTGCAGGACTTCGAAAGATTCTTGCTGGCTCTGACTTGTCCTCTCTTGAGGATCGGGTGAAGCACCACTTCATGTTGCCTCATGACCCTGAGTACGTGGCTACAATGCAGGCTGATGGTTTTGACCCACACATTCTGATGGCTCTCACAGCCGGAATGGTAACGCAGGCTGAGTTCGAAGCTTTCATGGCTGATCCAGATGCCAAGCATCCGCCACACGTTAAGAAGGGACGTAAGAACGGCAAGACTACGAACTACGCTTCTGTGTATAACGCAGGTGCGGCTAAGATTGCACAAGCGGCTGGTGTGGACCTTGAAGAAGGTAAGGTGCTACACACTGCTTACTGGGAGCTGAACTGGTCTGTAAAGGCCATTGCAGATGAACAGGTGGTGATCAAAGATAGTCGTGGTGGTAAGTGGTTGGTCAACCCAATCAATGGCTTCTGCTACTCTCTCCGCAAGGATAGTGATCGATTCTCTACGCTGGCACAAGGTACAGGCTCGTTCTTCTTTGATATGTGGGTAGACAACATCCTCGATGCGATGTACGCAAAGTGGGGACGTAAGACTCTGACTGGTAGCTTCCACGACGAATGTATCATTTGCATGGGTGATAGCCCAGCTAACCGCTCTGCGATAGCAGATATCATTCAGGAAGCGATTCAGAAAGTGAACCGTGATTTTGGTCTTCGGCGCCAGTTGGGTTGTAAGACCCAGTTCGGGGACCGGTATGCTGATATTCACTGATGAATTGAGCGCAAAATAGGGGTTGACAAAGCCCCTTTCTGATGTACAATGAGACATACACCAAACAAAACAGGAGGATTTATCGTGGCTATTTTTCAAGAAGGTGATCAAGTAATCGTTGTAGGAGCAGAGCGTACCCCAGACAACTGGCAGGTATTGGACGAAGCACTAATCGGTAAGATCGGCACTATCACAATGTCGTTCACCTATCCAACTTCGGGCATGATTGCTGACTACTTGGTAGATATTGATGGTGATGAAGTTGCCATTGAAGAGAACTACCTAAGCAAAGTTACTGTGACTGAACTCGTCTCTGGCGAAACTTCTGGTCCTAAACAACCTCGCGTTAACTATCTCTACGTTGTTGAAGACGAAGATGGTGCTTACGTGAAAACATTTGACCGTGGTTACGCTCGTGAAGTTAAAGCGGAACTCGGTGGCAAGAAAGCTGGCGTGATCATCACTGCTTACGCTGCTGTAAAAGAGATTCGCTAATAGCGAGTCAACCCAATGAAGGGCGAGTGCCCTTCCATCGCCAATCATGGCACTTAAAATAGGAGAAATACAATGGCTGCTTTTCAACTGAACATCACAAACACCAACCAAACCGAAGGTAAAGAGCGTAAGGTTGTTGATTGGAATGCACTGAACCAACACGTAGTTGATGCTTCTGGCACTGCTAAGAAATCCCGCTCTATTCCGGGCGTTATCTCTGGCCTCTACGACTTGGGCAACCAAAAGCTTGAAGATGCCGAAAAGGCATTTACTGGTACTGCTGCTGATGAAGCTGCTGAGATTGCAAAATTCCCAGCTACCTACTTCAAAGACGGTATCGACCGTGAAACTGGCAAGCAAGCTCGCCTGAAATGCTGGCCTCAGAAACCAGTACAACAAATTGCATTCTCCATTGACTTCCCACAAGTCTTGGTAGACAAGGGTCAGTTCTTCGGTAACTCGAAGCCTCTGCCACTTCGCATGCTGTTGAACTACGAGTACACTGTACCGGGCACCAAAGAAAAGATCGTTGCACGTCCGTACAACCTGCGTGACGCCAAGCATGATCTGGGTAACGGTAAAGCAGTATGGGCACTGGCTAAGAACAACGGCCTGCACAAACTGGCTGCTGCTGCTGAACTGTTGGATGCCAATGGCCTCTTCAACAAAGAACGCGCTGCTGAGTTGATCGGTAAAGTTGTACAGTTCGAATTCCGTGTGTGGATGAAGCCAGCCAAAACTGGTGACAAAACATTCTTCACTGAAGAAATCAAACTGGTAGGTATGGTTCCAGAAGGCGTTGCGATTCCTGAAGTTCCAGAAGGTTTGCTGCACTGTGTTAACCTGCACGGTGAAAACGAAGCAGAAGCTGTGAAGCAAATGCGTGTTGCTGTTAAGAACACTATGAAACGTGCTCTGAACTACGATACCAGCTCTCTCAAGCCTGTATTCGAAGCTGAGCAAGCTGCCTATGGTAACAAGCCAGCAGACGCGGCTAAGGAAGCTGTACAAGCTGCTGTAAAGGCCGCTGAAGTAGCTCCAGTTGCTGACTTTGATGACGATATCCCGTTTTAACTGTTGACATGGGCGGGTCATCGCTGTAAGATGGCCCCACACCAACCAAACGGGAGACTAAAATGGAAACTAAACCAATCTACATGATCGCTGGTGGTACTGATGGCTACGTGAGCATCTTCTATACCTTCGACTACGAGTTGGCTTGCTCCGCATGTGATAACAACCCTGAAATGTTCGGTGGTTTCGATGGTGGCGTTGAGTCACTTCCCGTTCCAGCCGACGCAACATATAAATCACTTGGAGTCAATTCCCTCGAAGATATGGGGTATGGCGACGAAGACGAACTGGAGGATGAAGAAGATGAGTGATGCACCACGTTTTACATTGACCGAACAACAACTGGCTGATCGCCTAGTTGAATTGCGAACTGACGGCCTCAAGGTTGCTGCTGATATTAAGCAACTCAAAGCTGACGCCAAGTTCCACAAGGACAAAAATCCAACTGGCATCCCAGCGGCTGAAATCGCCCTGATTGACAGTGCAGCAAAAATCGAAGCGAACCTTGCCTTTGACGAGTTCAAAGAAAAGACCGCTGCTGTAACAGCCAAGTACAACGAGCTGTTCGACTGATAATTGAATTGAAAGACCACTGGGAGCCTATGGGCTCCCTTTCTTGTTTATGGAGGCTAACATGACAGAAGACGTAATCGGAATCTTGGACGCTGACAGTATTGCCTATAAGGCTGCCGCTGCTAACGAAGTGAAGAGTATCAAATCCAAGCACATTCAAAAGGGTGTGATCGAAGAATGGAAGAACCGCACTGAGTTCAAGAAGTATCTCGCAACGACAGACCACACAATCGATCTATATGAAATCACAGATCACGCAGTTCCAAAGCATATTAGTTATGCAAAGAGCACAGTAACTTCGATGATCCAAAAGGCACAGAACGATATGCGTGCCAACAGATTGGAAATCTATATCTCTGGCAAAGACAACTTCAGAGACTTTATCCTGCTCCCTCAAGAGTACGTGCAAAACAACGCAACACAAAGTACCATTGGCGGACGCTACAAGAGCAACCGTGATGGGACGGCTCGCCCTGAGCTTCTAGCTGCCCTCAGACAGTGGATGATAGACGAACTGGGAGCCGTTGTAGTCGATGGTATGGAAGTGGATGACATGTCCTCTATTCGTGCTTACGATGGCGCTAAGGCCGGTCAGAAGATCATTCAATACACGTCTGACAAAGATGCTGGTCAATGTCACGGTTGGCTACACAATCCAGACAAAGACACTGCCCCACGATTCATCACAGGACTTGGGAGTATCTATCAAGATGAAAAAGGAAAAGTACGTGGCTCTGGTCGCATGTTCCTATACTACCAAATTCTGGCAGGAGATAAGGTTGACGGCTACCGCCCAGTTGACATCCTCGACATCAAGACACAGAAAGCTGGCGGTGGCAAAGTACAGTTTGGTGATGTCTCTGCCCTGAAAGTGCTGAAAGATTGCACAACAGACAAAGAATGCTGGCAAGCTATTTACAACCAGTACATGACATGGTATCCTGCACCACTTCGTTACACAGCTTGCAATGATATCGACTACGATGCTGATGCCTTGAGCATTATGCAGATGTACGTTGACTGTGCATTCATGAAACGTTGGGCTGATGATCGAATCATTGTACAAAATGTCTTGACTAAGTTGGGCATTCTATGAGAGACTTCGAGTCTTGGTTTGAAGATCTCGTAGAGATTGCATATGAAGAGTCTGGTTCAATCGGGAAACTGGTTGACCGGGCACCGTTCATGTACGAAGACTACTTTGAAGCTGGCATGACCCCGCAAGAAGCCTTACTGGCTGAGTGGGGTGTCTGATGAACCAGCCGTGGATTGAATACCCACACATCTGGAAAACTGAAGCGGCGTTTCTGAGTTTCGTAAGGGGCGGCATTAGGAGAGCCCTTTGGAACAAAAGCCCGATTAAGTTGGAGTTTCTGAAAGCGAATCGCAAACGGGTGAAGAACCCAGTTGCCAAGAACGCTGTGAGATTCCCAGAAGTTTGGGGTGGAACGTGTTACCAATGCAAACAAGAGTTTGCCCTAAAAGACATAGAGGTAGACCACCTCACAGGAGAATACTCACTACGTAAGCTGGAAGACCTCCAGTCGTTTGTAGAGGGTATTGTGTGCGTGGCTGCAAAAGACCTTGGCTTGATTTGTAAGCCTTGCCACAAGGCCAAGACATACGCAGAAAGAAATGGAATGAGCCATGAAGATGCCCTTGTTGAGAAACAGGCAATCATCATCTGTAAACTTCCTGTGAAAGAAGTCAGGACGTTCATCAGTGAGAATGGTATCGCCCCCGCCAGTACGGCTAAAGGCCGCAGAGCACAAATCGTAGACATTTTGAAAAGGAGTAAAGCATGAGTAATTGGAAACTTGAAGCACGTCAGTATTGGGAAGATGGTATGAGTCAGCGTCAGATCGCAAAGCATCTTGACATTCCCCGCTCCACCGTGGGAGACTACATCCGTAAGCTTGGCAGTGTTCCTTACGACTCTGCTCCTGCCGTGGACGGACCAAAGATTCTGTTCATCGACATTGAAACCAAGCCAATCCTTGGTCATGTGTGGCGTCTATGGGATCAGAACGTGGGCCTGAACCAGATCGTTGAAGACTGGAGCATCCTATCGTTCTGTGCAAAATGGAAAGGAACGGAGGAAGTGATTTACCAAGACTTGGAAGGTCAGGAAGACTTCGAAGACGACGCAGTGTTGCTTGACAGCCTGTGGCGTTTGCTGAATGAAGCTGATATCGTCATTGGTCAGAACTCCCGTCGTTTCGACGTGAAGAAAATCTTCGCACGGTTCATTCTGAATGGCCTGCCAAAGCCTTCTCACTTCCGCCAGATCGACACAATGGAGATTGCCAAGCGTCAGTTTGGATTCACATCCAACAAGCTGGAATACATGACAGACAAGCTCTGCACCGTGTACAAGAAGCAGACACACAAGCAGTTTCCGGGGCATTTGCTGTGGGCTGAGTGCCTGAAGGGCAACCCACTGGCTTGGGCAGAAATGAAAGACTACAACATCTATGACGTGTTGTCTCTGGAAGAGCTATATGATATCCTGTCAAGCTGGGATGATAAGCTTCCAAACTTCGACGTGTATGTTGATGGCATTTTGGATATGTCTGAGTGGGTTGAGGATGGTTACCATTACAGCAACTTCGGTAAATACCAGCGGTATCGCAACCTCACAACAGGCGTTCAACGTCGCTCTCGCGTCAACCAACTGACCAAAGAGAAACGTAAAACCTTGCTATCGAACATCGTATAAGTCATTGACAATCAAGGGGTTAGCAACTACACTAGCCCCTCAATCATTACAAAGGAGAATCAAAATAATGCAACTCATCGATCTACCACGTGAAGCTGACATCCTGAAGGTTGAAGTGATGCGCCTTCTGTTCGCAACCTACTCTGTTGACGAGCGTAAGTTTGACGGTAAGGACAGCTTTGAAACCTTGCCTATCGTTCTGCGTGAAATCGCAGGCATCTTTGACGAAATTCAAGCGGAGGGTTAATCATGGAAGCAATTCAATTGTGAAGACTTGCAGAACCTGTAATGAATCACAGCCACTGAACCAGTTCGGAGAGTATCAAGGACGTAAAGGTCCACTCTACCGTAGAGAGTGTAAGCATTGCCGAGCTATGGCGTCCGCCAAACGGTATGCTGAGAATCCAGAGGTTCGTGTTAAGATGAGGGCCACCGCAAAGAATCATGTACTTCAGACTAAGTACGGCCTGACCTTGACTCAAGTGGAACAGATGCACAAAGATGTCGATAGTAGATGTCAAATCTGCTTAGGATACGCTGAGAGATTACACATCGATCATTGCCACTCTGAAGGACATGTGAGAGGCTTACTCTGTGGTCCATGCAATAGAGGACTTGGACTGTTTAAAGACAATCCAGAATATTTGGCAAATGCCATCAAATACTTAGAAGGAGAATAATTTTGGACGCAATTTCGTTTGTATACTGGCTTCAAGGTGCTCTGGAAGTGGGCCAACTCAAAGAACTGAACGAAGCTCAGGTCAAGATCGTTCAAGACCATTTGAATCTGGTGTTGAAGAAGGTTACTCCGCAATATAACGTACCTCAAATGCCGAAGTTGGGTATCACACCGGGTATCCGTTCTTTCGATCAGATTGCCCCTTCTCCCCACGATGCGGTGTGCTGATGACTGAAGCACTGGCGAGTGAAGTTGTGGATCAGGCAGCATACGAGCGTCTCCAAGAGTTCGTATTGACTGAATTCCCCGATGACAAGCTCATGCAAGGGTATCTGTGTATGCGTGTCCTGTCCGCTCAACTAGAGCGTCTGATGGGCATTCCATTCGTACAGGTTGAAATTGATTTTGAAGAAGGAGACGACGAATGAAACTAACAGGACAGCAACTTTACGAGTTGACTGATGGTACAGCAGTACGTGTTATCTATGATTCCAGTAATAAGTATGATAGCGGGGATATCATCTACCGCTTGAAAGACTTTGGAGATTGTAACCAGTCTTCCAACTTCCGTAATGATAACGGCAAAGAAGGTTTCATGGTAGCTGACGAAGTTGAGCTGATCGTAGCAGAAGCTCCACGGGCAGTTGCTGGGGAGGGGATTGCACGGCCTGTACTCGAAGAACGTAAGATTGGCAAGATCGCAATCGAACTCTTTGATGGTGGCTTCCCAAACGCTATTATGGCCGTGGCAGAGGTAATGACATGGGCTGCCGAACACAAGGGCTACAAGCCTCATGACTGGAAGAACCTTCCAAATCCAGAGGTAGCTTTCGACGCTGCTGGCTCCCGACACCGCGTGAAGCACAACATCCAACGAGCGGCTGGCCTATCCATCTGTTCGTGTGTAGACGAAGAAAGCGAGCTGCTTCACAAAGCTCATGAGGCGTTTAACGTGTTGGCTCAGTTGGAGTTGATGATCACTGGCAAAATCCAGTAATTAAGTGTTGACTGAGGTACGGATGTGGAGTAGAATTACTCCCATCCACTCACAGAAGGAGATAATGTTGTGTCCCAAATTAAAGTAGAACTGATCGACCATATGGGGTCTGATCTGGCAGTAGTCAATGCTGCACGTGTTTCATTCGCAAAAGAATCCACAGAGTTTGGTGATCAAGATGAACGGTTAATTCGTTATCTAGCCAAGCACGATCACTGGACACCATTCGCACATACAGCACTTCAATTCAGAGTTGCTGCCCCAGTTCCAATTCGAACCCAGTGTTTCAAACATAAGATTGGCCTCGTAGAAAACGAAGAGAGCCGCCGCTACATCAGCACACGCCCTGAGATTTATGTACCTGATCAGTTCCGTGCGAAGCCAGAAGGTAGTATCAAACAAGG